CCTCCAAAACCTTCCCAATTGCCCCAGAAATCGCCCGAGCCGCACAATGCGACTCGGAAGTCGATTTTCGATTCAATCGCGTCTAATGCCGTCCTAGTGCGTTAAAAACGATTCAACGCCCGCTTATGCGTTCACGCTGAATCCGTCAACGGAATTCGTCAACCTCCTAGAGAGATACCCCATACAAAGCCAAACAAGAGCACAAAATAGACTGGACTTGACGAATTTGACGAATTCAATTCTGTATTCATAAACCATTATTTTTCTAGTACTTATCTTAATCGAATTCGTCAAATCACGTGCTTGACGTTTCTTGACGTTTCTTGATGGATTGGCTGCCATAAAACAACTAGCAATTCAAAAATCTAGCCCGAGTGGGGGGAATTCGTCAAATACGTCAAATTCGTCAATTTGACGAATTCGGCACCTCCAAGACAGGAGGCGGAATGAAGCGTCGGCCGAGATAGACCGTGCGAGTTTTTGTTGCGGTCCGAGCGACCGTTAGGCAAATATACCCAGCCGCCTCAAGATCCGCAAGTATTTCCGCCCGCTCCCGCGCTTTCGCCCACTGCGTTTTTCTGGTGACCTCGTTCGCCGTCATGCCCTTTTCTCCAGCGGCCTCAATCAATCGCAGCACTTTCTTTTTCGCGGCCTCAACTTCGTTTTCGCTGACGCTAGCCGCGCACCCGGCAATCAGCCTGCGAGTAAGGTAGTTCGATAAAGAAATGCCGAACTCCACGTCCACAAGCTCGATCGACTGCGGTTCGATCACCGACCGGCTACAGGCATGAATCAGCGCCAGCTTGGCGGCCTTCTCCGCCGCCCTCGACCAGATAGCGGCCCGCATCAGATTTTCGCCGATCCTCTTTTCCGCAATGGCGGTCGCATAGTCGTCGAACCGCTCGATAGCCTCTGGCGCATGGCGTAGAACCCGAGGTTGTGGCGTGATAACGGCGGCCGGATTGTCGCTCGGTTGCCAGTCGGCCCACCACCGCAAGGCGTCGAGCAAATCCGCTGGCGGATCGCTCGACTCCAAGCCCTTGACCGGCATTGCGTAGCCACGGCCCTCGAACGCCATTAGGCGGCCCATGAGCCCCTCGCCGATGTTGTCAACGCTCAGCGAGTCCCAGAATTTTTGGGGCGTTGACGTGCCATAGATGCACAGGCACGGCTGGCACACCGATTTTACCCGCGACGCATCCGCGTAGGCGTCGGCGGTGAATGTCGTCTTCGCGGACGAAAACAACTGCATCAACACCGAAACCGCGTTGTACATGGCGGGATTTTTCGCGGCGTTTTTTGTGACCTCCAGCATGCGTCCCATTTCGTCCAAGAGCATCAGGTGCGACGGCTGCGCGCAAATGGCGGTCACGATGCCGGCCCCGCTGCCGATCCGCTCGCAGCCGAGGAGATGCGACGCAACGCGGTTGATGACCACCTTCGCGCTTTCCCGCGCCTGCTCTTTGCCGCCGCCCGTGTGCTCCAGCCCGATCATGTAGACGTTGGTTCGCGTCCCCCGGATGTCTCGCACCTTGCGTCCGGCAAAGGTCGCCACGATGGCAAGAGCACACGCTAGCGCCAACTCCGGCTGCGGATAGAGCGACTGGCTCAGCGTGTAGCCGACGATCTGCCCGAGGAGTCCGCCCGGGTCCAAGCACCGCGCCGGGAACGTCACCGGCCCATCCGTCCGCATTTCATCGGTCGGCAGGTCGATACGCTCCGGCTCGACGTCGATGACGTCCGCCGGGGCGGCGGACATCCTCGCTAAGAGCCCCGAGAAGTCCACCGCCGGCGTGTCGGCGTGTCCCCACTCCGCAGCCGTGGGCGGGCCGATCGCGTCACGGATGGCGTCCCAGTTGGCCACGCCGCAACTGGCATGGAAGCAGTGCCCGCCCATCCGCCCGCCCGCTTCCTGCGTGATGCAGCAATCTTTTAGGCTATTTTTCGACGTGTGGAGTCCGACGCGCGGACAGAGGATAAACCACCGGTCGGCGCCGTCTGGCGCCTTGTCGCGGTTGATGGTCTCGATGCCGGCGCGACGTAGCCACGCATCGACATCGAGCCGCCCAGGCGACGACACTTGCGAGACGATCAGCGACCGCGCCGGCTTGGCCGGCTTCGCGGCCGCGTCCGCCCGCTGGCGGAGCTCGACCAGCCGCCCTAGCACATCGTCCGGCAGGCTGGCAAGCGGCACGTCCGGCAGCACCACCCACCGCCGCCCGCCCGATGGCGGAAACACGCTCTGCGCGGCCTTGCCGGTCACGCCACGCACCTCGATCGGACCCGCCATCCACTTGACGCCGGCCGTCGTCGGGAATCCGTTCCGCCAGCGAAAGAGCCGGTGAACACCTCGCGCCGATTGAAAGCACGGCGTACGCGGCACGCTCCCGCCGAACGCCGCTTGGATGGCGGATTCGGCCTCTGGCGAATCCGCTTCAATATCCAAGATCCCCGAAGACTCGCCGAGCACAACGCCAACGCCGTCGCCCGCCGTGTCCTCGAAGATGGCCATGGCCTCGCCCGGATCGCGCGTCGCGAGGTGTTGCCATCCCTTGCCGCCGATCGGCACTTTTCCCAGCACTGGCACGACGCGCCAGCCTAGGCCGGCGTAGATTGCCGCCGCGTCGATAATTGATTGGTCCGCCACCCTTCACCGCCTTTAGAATGGAACATCATCACCAAACGAATCACTCGCTACCGACTCCACCTCGTCCGCGATATCGAACCAGTCGTCCCGAGGCGGCCGCGGATCAAGTGCCGCGTAGACGATCCGCGGCCACTTGCCCTCTTGGATCACCGTAATGCTTCGCACGTCCGACACCCCGCCCTTGCGCCAAAACTCGACCGCTTGCTCAATCGTCGCCGGCTGCACACAGCAACGCTTACTCCACCACTCCCGCGATTTCTTGCCGTAGTGGCCTTCGTGCTCGATGCCGATCCACTCGCTGATTACCCTTGGCATGTCGCCCGATTCTTTGACGCACTCATAGTCCACTCGCAACGTCCGCGAACCGGTGGTTTTCTTTGTGTGCAGCGAGTACCGCACGCCCTCCACAAACCATATTTCGGGCCCGGCCATGGCCGCTAGAATCGCCTTGTCGCTCGCCTTCTCGCCGTGCGGCAGCGCATCCTTATCAAACCTATCGAAATCCGCTCCGCAATGGATGCAAAGCTTGCAGCCGGCTGGCGACATTTCGCCGCAGTCTTCGCATTTCTTTTCCGGAGTTCCGCCACCGCCGCCGGATGGCTTTTTGAGTTTGCCATAGTCGGGAGAATCGAGCGGCCCGTGCCGCTCGACGTTCTCGCCGAAGTCGAGAATCAAACAGTCTTTCTTGCCTTCGGCGAGCCGAAATCCGCGCCCGCAAATTTGCGCGAACAGCCCTGGCGAACATGTCGCCCGCAACACCGCAATGCAGTCGATGGCCGGCGCGTCAAACCCGGTCGTCAGCACGTCGCAGTTGACGAGCCATCGCAAGCCGCCATCGCGAAACGCCGCGATATGCGCCGCCCGCTCTAGCTGCGGCGTGTCGCCCGTGATCACCTCCGCCCGCTCGCCAGCCGTCTCGGTAATGAGCCTCCGCACCAGTTCCGCATGGCCGACGCCAGCGGAGAAGACGAGCGCGCTCCGCCGTCCTGCGGACCGCGCCACGATCTCCGCGACGGCCCGCTTTGCGACTTCCAATTCACTGAAGGCGGCCTCCATCTGCGCGGCGACAAACTCGCCACGGGCCACCTTCAGTTGCGACGTGTCAATCGACGCGTCGCCAGCCCTGGCGACGAGCGGCGACAGATAGCCTTGCTCAATTAGCCTAGCTACTGGCGCCTCGTAGCTAACGCCAGCGAATAGCGAGCCCTCGCCGACGATCTCGCCTTGCCCCGTGCGGTAGGGCGTCGCCGTCAGCCCCACCAGCCGGCACTTCGGGTTGATGGTAGTCAGCTCCCCGAGGAACGTGCGATACATCCCGGAATCGGCGACGTTGACCAAGTGGGCCTCGTCGATGAGCACCATCTGCCGAGCCCCAAACTCGTTCGCCTTGCGATAGCAACTCTGGATTCCCGCGCAGACGATTGACGGATCGGTGTCGCGGCTGCCAAGTTTGGCAGCGTAGATGCCGACCCGCTGCCCTGTCAGCGCTTCGATTTTCGCCGCGTTCTGTTCGAGCAGTTCGCTGCGGTGGGCGAGCACCATGGCCCGCCCGCCGCTCTTAACTACGCGCCGCACAAGCTCGGCAATCACGATTGATTTACCCGCGCCCGTCGGCAGGACGATGACCGGCGATCCCGGATAAAGCTTGAGATATTGCCAAGTGTGATGAACGCTTTCGCGCTGGTAGTCGCGGAGTTCAATCGCCATCAAACAACCTCCCCTGTTCCGCCGGCGGCCGGCGGATCAACCTTGCAAACGGCTTCACGGGCTGATTTGTATTCCGCGACGGCTTTCGCAAACGCGTCCCACGTGCCGTCTACGTTGCCGCTATCGCACCACGCCAGCCACGCTTCTATTGCCCGCTCCGCCGCTTCAGCCCTGCGGATGCGAGCGTTAAACATGGCAATCCACGGCTGCTGCTCGTGCTTGTATGCACGCCATGTGTCTATTTCTAGTCGTATGTCAACCAGTTCCTCTAGCGTCTTTTCGCTAATGTGTCACCGTCCTTTTGTGATTATCACTCCACCCCAATAGCGCGTCGCGGATTTGAACCGCGTCCTTGAAGACTGCCGGCAACAACAAGCCGCCGACAGAACGGCATCCCACGCCGTCCGCCGCGCTCCGCGTCCTATTGCTGCGCGTCCCAGTACGGCGTTTCGTCGTCGTCTGAAACGCTCGGCATGGCTGGCGCCGCCTGCGGCGGCGCGGATTGCGTCGCCTGCCATGGCGCCACCTTCTTGAGGCTGTTCCGCAAATCGTCGTTTGCGTCCTTACGAACGCCGAGCGTTACTTGCAGCCGCTTGCCGACCAACTGCGCGGCGCTGGTCAATTCCTTGAGTCCGACGGCCTCCATAATTTTGGCCAACTGTTTTTTGGCGATCTTGCGCACGTCTTCCTTCTCATGGCAGACGTTTAAATTTTCCCAGTGTTTTCGTCCGTTGACGGCCGGCGTCAGCATAGAAAATTCAACGCTGATATATTGAGCCCCGGCCTTGGACGTTTTTACCTCGGCGCCCGTAATCGCCGCGCGATACGTGCCCTCCGGAATGACGTCGCTCGTATCGACGTCTTCAGTCCGAAACGCGCCGCCCAATAAATTGCTGATATCACTCATTGTTCGCATCCCCTTCGTTATCTACTTCCACCTTCGCTGCCTGCACAGTGCTTGCCGCAACACCACCACCCGGCCAATGCTTTTGGTATTCGGCCCATTGCATCGGCAATTCGTCCGGCAGGTTAAGCCGGTTCTTCGCTTGGACGGCAGCACTATGCCGAGTCCTGATATACCGCTCGTCATCACCGACGGCGAGCGTGCGTTGTTTCGTGTCGCCCGTCTTCCGAAACACCGTCCGATAGCTGGCGAATAGCACCTCGTCGCACCATTCCCGCAGCACACTTGACGCGGCCTTGTGCAAGTCTGGCGACCATTGGTCGTACGTTTCGGCCTCCGGGTCAAGCACCTTCGTCGGCGAGCAGTGCCCGAGCAACACCAGGTTCATGCCGCGTTTGCTCGCCAGCGCTTCCATGCTGGCGAGCAGTCTTTCAAATTCCGTGGCGGCCGCCAAATAGCCCTTGCCGAACCCGCCTGCGGCCTTCTCAATTGACTTTACGCCGTCGGCCCTACAAACATCCGCGTGAATCATCCGCTCGACCCAATCCACGGTGTCCAGCACCACGGAACGATAGTCGTGCGGCTGTTCCCACAGCCACCGCAGCGCCCCGCGGACGTCTTCCAATGTCCGCAGTCGCGGCGACTTGTCGCACGCGATGTCCGCAAGCCCGCCCTCGCAGTCCAAAAAAATCGGCGATGGCGCACCCGCCGCCCACGTCGATTTACCGACGCCCTCCTGCCCGTACAACAAAACCCGCCTTGGCCGCTGCTGGCGGCCTGTCAAAATTTTCATCTTGCTATCTCCTTTGGAACATCGACCACCGGATAAACACGCCGCCCGCCAAGTGCTATAGCCTGGTCGGCACCCATCCAATACCAGTCGCGTCCGAGATGTCGCACGTATTTCGGACCGCCACGCACATAGCCCTCAATCCAATACCAGCCCTCGCCGTTCGGCTCGCTGAGCCATCCGTCCGCTGTCATACCGCACCCCACACGGCCACGTCGTACACGGCCGAGCAGACGCACCAGCCGAGGAACGCACTGACCGCGATCATCACTACCGCGAACCATTGGTCGTTAGTCATTTTGTTTTTCCTTTTTATTTTCCAAACTCCATTTTATTGCATAAGCGCCGATCGCCGATCCAAGCTGAAAATCAGACAATTCACTGGGCGAGCAAAACAAAATCTCATCGCAGGAAAACATCACGGACATGCACGCTTTTTGCCACCATTCATCGCTCGCCTCTATCTTTCCGTACTTGGACTCGAAATTCAGCCGCTTGATCCGCTGTAGCGTCGTTTCTTTCATCTCGCCAGCCTCCCCTTAATTGCTTCGTCCTGCTCCGCCCCTTCCGTCCTAAACGCCTCCATCGCCCCGCCGCCAACCATGCTGCTCTGCGGATCGTATCCGCACCAGCCGCAGAGCCAGCAGTATTCGACCGCCGCCGTTAGCTCGGTGACGGTCAGTTTTTCGCGGCGAGCAAACCGTAGCAACTCCGCCCGTGTGAATACTGCCGCGTCGTGGCGTAACAGCTTGCTGACGATCGACAGCACCTCTTGCCGGCGGTATTGATTGGCCGTCGCGTCAAACCGCGTCAATGCGCCTTCGTATGCTTTACTGGTCACTTTTTCGGCCCTCCCACAAATCGCACGTGCCTAGTGGGCTGCTCATCCGCAGCGCTAACACGTCGCCTGCATTCACGACGATGCACAAGCCGTCTTCCAGCGCGGTAAGCCTCTGCCAGTGCCGGCACGTCCTGCATACTTCTACATGCACCACACGATAGGATTCGCGCCGTATCACCAGCAGTTCGTCATTGCTTTTGGCCATCACCCACCTCCGCTTGCAATCGAAACCCGAACTCCGCCGCGTGCGTTGCTAGGTCGCCAATCGATGGTGTCGCCTGCCTAGGTCGATACAGTGTCAGTTTTTTGAATAGCGCCGGATTCCGCCTCTGGAGCGTCCTGTGCACGATGTACCGCACGCATGTCGGTGTTATCCCGTGCAATTTCGCCACGTCCGTCATGCGATCGCCTCTAAGCACAACGGTTGTAATGTGCAAATTTCTCTTTGCCTTTTCGCTTTTTCTAGCCCCTCGCCTTGTTTCGTCGCGAACGATACGGCATTCGTCGATTTCCAACAAATGTGCGTCAATCGGTCCACGGCTCGACAAAAAGAAATGCAAGCCATCCCATCCGCCGACCGCCCATTCGGACTGCGAGTTTTTATACCTGACCCAGTAATAGCCAATCTCTCGCGACATCACCCACCTCCAGTCGTCATCGGCATCACAACCCCGACCGCTTGGTCGCCATCGACAAGAACAAGAGCCTGCTCCGCTGTGCCGTAGTAGATATCCACCGTGCCAATCGCATCGCCGAAAAAATCGAGCAAATAGTCCGCATTGACGCTCGTCTTCAGCGACGGAGCGTCTGCCGGCACAACGATTTCCGCTTCCGCCTGGGCAGTCTCATCGACGGCGGCCGCTCGCAACGCACCATCGGCAATCGACAGTTCGACCTTCGATTCCTGCGAGCAAACCTTGACCCGTTGCAGCATGTCACGCAGTTCATGCGCCGGCACCGACACGCTATGCGGTAGCGCTGGAATCACGCTCCGCCATTGCGGAAAGCGGCCCTCCATCAGCCGGCCTGCCACTGTCCATTCGCCCGATGTAATGGCGATAGAGTTCGCGCCCGTGCCGATGGCTCCATCCGTCGCGCCGCTGAAGACGCTAATCAGCGTTTTGGCGAGCCGCGCAGGCACCAGCCATTCGCCATCCGCCGCCGTCTGTCGATCCCCGCCGCATACCGACAGCCGCCGGCCGTCCGTCGCGATCGCTCGCCAACGATGATCGACCCGCTCCAGCCGAACGCCTTGCAGGGCGTAGCGGCTGCCCGCATCGCTGTCGGTCGCGTGGATCACCCGCGCCATCGCATCGACGACGACACCAGGAGCGGCGACATGGCCGTCGCGTTTTTCCTCGACCATGGCCGGCCGACTATCATCCAGCCCCACCTCCCATCGACCGCCAGCCGATCGGACTTCCAGTGTCGTCTTTTTAAGCGATAGCTCGATCGTAGCCCCGCAAGCGGACACGATCCGCTGAAACCGCTGCGCATCTACCGACGCCTCTCCCTGCTTCGTTACGGTTGTCGGTCCCATCCACCGAACAGATATCTCGCCATCGCTGGCGGACAGCACAAGGGCCTGCGCCCGAGTTTCCAGCAGGACGCACCTACTCGCCGCGATTTTGCCGCTCGCCAATTTGGCCGCTTGCGTCGCGGCCGGCAGTAGCCTTGCCTTCTCGATTGTCAATTTCATTTCGCTTCTCCGTCGTTTTTGCCTGTACCCAATGCGTCTCGCCGCTGCAATTCGCCCAGGATCGCGATTAGCCGATCCTGCATTTGGTCGCGCACGGCTCGCATTGCCCGAATGGCTTCGCAAATGCTCCCCGCCTGCTGTGCGATGCGGTCGCGCTCTTCGATCAGCGCGAACCAACCAGCCGCCCGCAAGCCAGTCCTGTCGTTTGTCGCGTTCATTCCGCGCCCCCATCGTCTTCAATAATCACAATTGGCGTGTGGTCGTGCTCGGCGATAATCTCCGCCAGCCGCTCGCATTCGCGACGCAACTCGTATTCGACTTCGCGCATTTCTTCCAATGCGCGACAAACCGAACTCCATCGGCTGTGAGCCTTGTCCCACTGCTCCCGCAGTTGATGTAATTGCCGCTCTGTCACTTCGCCCTGCCTTCCCGCGCCCGTCGGCGCTGTTGTGCGGCCCTAGCCTTGTCCCGAGACGCCACCGGCACGGCGACGCCCCAGCTGCACGCTAGCACCCGCGTAATTGCTTCCGTTTGGTTGCACTGCCAACGCTGGCACTGCCTTTCTAGTGCGGTTGCCAACTCCTCCGGCAGCCGCAGCCCAACAAATTTTGACCCCATGTTTTCCTTTCCAGTTCGCCACCCGTGCCAAAATCATATCGTTCAACGTTGTACTGTCAATCGAGCATTTCCAAAAAAACTTTTTCTGGAAAATCCGTTCAAGGCACTAGACAACGTAAAACGATATCGTATGATACCTACGTGACGCGAACGAAACAACCAACGCAAGGAAACGAAACATGGCGACGCAAGCACGAGCAAAGGTAGGCGGCGAAATCGGTGCTAACGGCGAGTGGTATGAAGGCGGAAAGTTCTTGAACACGGTCAAGGAAAACGCCAAGAAAGATGGATCGCATGTTAAAGTTGCCAAAGTTCGCAATGTGGAAATCGAGCCTGGCGTGTGGGTGATGCAGCCGAGTGCCAACGCCAAGCCGCTGATTAGCTTTGTCGGTCGCGGTGCTGAGCCGTGCCGCAATGGAAGCGATTTTCGCATGACGCCGCGAATGGCCGCGTTCGCCAACGACGGAACGTGTGGCGGCGTGACGCTCGCCGAGATGCAAGCAATCTGCAACCGGTACAACGCTGGCGAGCGATGGTTGTAGGCCCTGCCAACCACCCTCCCCGGCCTAACCCGCCGGGGATTTTTTTTGGATTTTTTTGCTCAAGGGTATAGACAACGTAAAACGATATAGCTAGTATACGAGCATCACGCAACGGAAACCATCAACGCAAGGAAACGAAGCATGACGTCAACAATGGTCAAAGTCGCCCGCTACACCGCCGCCTGCAAGCAAGCCGACAGCATTCGCGACACAGACAGCCAGGACTGCGAAGTAGTCGCCGGAACGAACGATGGATATTTTATTTTCGCGTTCGGCAAGAAGTATCGATTCGCTTGCATCCGGCACGCACCGACAATCGCTCAACTGTTCATCGATATCGTGGCCATGGGGCCAGTCCACAAAATCGCCTAGGTGTTTACCGCCACCCCATCCCGCCCGTAAAAAATCGGGCGGGAATTTTCTCAAGCCAGTTGACAACGTAAAACGATATAGCTAGTATTACGACATCGGACCAAGTAACCCACTCACGCAAAGGAACACAGACATGACCACGAACAACATCAACACGAACAGCGAAGCCTACAACACCGGTTACGAGGCCGCCAAGCAAGGCGAGCCGCACATCGCCAACCCGTACTGTCGGGGCACGGTCGATTACGCCAACTGGCTCGCCGGCTGGACGGCAGGCCTGTAGTCCGCACACCTACCACCTACGCCCGCCGCGTTGCGGCGGGCATCACCAAGGAGAATGAAATTGGGCACGACCGAAGACAAAGACAACATCGCCGCGATCGCGGACGTCATGCTCATGTACGGCGAGCGGTACCACGGCTGGCGACCGGTTGATGTCGCCCGCGAATGGGACCGATACGACTTCACCGCCCTCGGCGTCGAGCTGTGGTGCGACGCCGGCGTATGGCGGCCCGATGTCGCCGCAGCGTTTGCGGCGGCGGAAATGACGTCCGACGATGCCTGCTACGCCGCTGACCGCATGGTCGAGCAGCACGGGGCGGACGGGTACACAGACGGCTGTCCGATCTACGCCTGCTGTGATGGCGACCTCGATCCGGCTGCGATCATTGCCGCGCACTGCCACGGATAGCATTACTCAACGACTTACGTACGCCCGCCATGCGGGCAGGAGGATAGACACGTGAATCGAAGTGGTTACGCCGAAAGCGACGACGACGTAGGGGATCCCTTTACGGACGAATGGCGCCGCAAGGTCGTCGCAGCGATGCGCAGCCCCGAAGGGCAGGCGTTCCTGCGGGAGCTTGCCGCTGCTTTAGACGCGCTCCCGGACAAGTGGTTGATCGAGAAACGACTTGTTGACGAGGAGGGCGATTGTTGCGCAATCGGGGCCGTGTGCATGGCTCGCGGCATCGACACCGCCGGAATGGACGCGGCTGGCATGGTGTGCATTGCCGAGCGACTCGGCGTTGCATGGCCGCTCGCGTGGCAAATTGTGGACATAAACGACGGCCGCCGCGAGACGCCCATAAATCGGTGGCAGCGAATGCGGCGGTGGGTGGATCGACATATTACACAAGGGAACGGCAAATGACACGTAACGAACAGCAAATGCAGGTCGGCGTCGTAGTGTGCTTGGCTCCCGGATGGGACGTCGTGCGACAGCCGCAGCCGGCCGCAGATGACAGGCTGGGCAAGGCTGCGATCGAGGCAATGAACGCGGTCGTGGGCGCAATGCGAAAGGATCGCGAGTACGCCGAAGGGCTGGCCATCATCGAGCGAGCGGTACAGCGGTACATGGGCGAGCGTTGGGCGATCCAAAGGGAGGCCGGCAAGTGAACCGCGAACAACAGGAAATGGCGCTGTGGCGCCGCGTATTCGAGCGATGGTACGCCCGCGAAGGCTACGAGGTTGACACTTGCGGCGGCACAGCCGACGCCGCAGTCGCCGAATTCCGCAAGCGGTATCCAGCCGAGCCGGAACCACCAGAGCCGACTGCGCCAGAGCCGACATGGTACGACGTCCCGCCGTTTGCGAAAGACGGCAAATCGCATGCCTGTTGGGTGGTTGGCGAGGAGTATCCGTGCGCCACGCTTTGGAGTCATTTCGCACTGCCGGCGCAATGGGTGTATTCCACCACCGAAAACGAAAAGCTTGTGCCCATCAACGGCCGCCGCGTATCGCCCATCATCAAGCCCCAGGAGCCGACGAAGTGACCGACACATATGACATCCGGACGTCGCAATACGACCATCCCGAGAGCGAGCGAGGCCAGCACACGAACGGGCCGTCGAAAATCTTCGTGCGCCGCCCAGACGGCCCGTGGTATCGAGTGCGGTACCACGCGCAATACAAGGTGCGTCTCATGATCGCGACGTACGGCTTCGACCATTTCGTCGCCACGCACTGCGATCTCGTATCACAGGAGCCGCCACAATGACAGCCGACTACCACGGTCCGTGCATGATCCTGCTCGACCGCTCGACCACGGTAGAGGTGCGTCGCGGCGGGAAAGTTGAGTCTGTGTCGATGCCCCGAGTCGAACCGCCCCGCGACGAGCCGAGCGTCAAGTAACGCTCGCCAGCCACCCCGACCAATCGGCCGCCATTCGGGCGGCTGATTGCGTTTCCACCCATTGGCGAAGATGCTCGCCTACGCCGATCCGATGAGCCTCCAGCACGCCCGCCGCAATGTCAGCAGGACACGCCGGCTGCGGTATGCGCCCGACGCGCGGCCACACATCCGCCACCACGCCGACCCTTGTAGACGCTAGCGGCACGCCGGCCGCCAAGCACTCGACCGCCGACAGGCAGTAGCCTTCCGCGTCGCTGGCGACTACGCCCGCGTCGCAAGCTCGCCATACGTCGCCAACGTGCTCGACCGCATCGACCACGATGACGCGACCCGACGCGATAGGCCGGTCGCTTCCGCGTCCCACCATCACGATCGACCAATCGGGCGGCAGGTGCTCGACCGCAGCCACGATCGAGCGTATACGCTTCTCCGGGCTGAATCTGCCGACATAGCCTGCCGCCTTTCCGCCAGCCGGCAGTCCGAGTCGTTGGCGGGCCTGCTCGACCGTCAGCGTAGATCGGCACCGCTCAAGATCCACGCCGTTGGCGATGATCCTGGCTGGCGCCGGACATGGCACGGCCGCGACGTCATGCACCGCCGCCCAATGATCGACGTGCGGGGCCGCCGCCTGCATCCACCAGTCGCCGCACCCGTGCGAAACACCCACGATCCGAGGGCCGCGACACCTCGCCAGCGTATCGGCCGCGATCGACCACACTACCAGCACGTCCACAGCCGCCGCCACGGTCGCTGCCGCTAGCTGACCGCTGGCGACCTTGTGGCAGCCGTCGATATCGGCCCCGCTGACGATCGGCGCCCACCTGGCGACCCTCGCCACGCTCAGCGGATCGGCACTCGCCGCCGATCCAACATGGCCTACGATCGGCTCAACGTTTCCGCTCAATCGCCATTCGCGAACCAGAGACGCTAGCCACGACTCCACGCCGCCGACAAGCAGGTTAGGGGTCAGGATGCCGACGCGCAGTTTGCTCGGCGCGTCCGTCGGCGTAGCGGCCCACTTGCCTATCGGACAGTCTTCCGTCGCCATGCGGATTTTATTCACCACGGCCCAACCGCCACGACTGACGCGACACCCGCATAGCGAACACGCCGACCGGTCGCGATCGTAACGCGGGCACTGTTCGCAAATCTCGAACAGGCGGTCAGTCTCCGCGTCGGTGCGAGTAGGCCGGCCTGCCCCGAGCCATCGAGCCAGTGCCGCCGCGTAGCCCCGCAGCATCTCTTTTGCGGTTGCCGGATGCTCGACGCCACATACGCGATGCGTCTTTGGCTTGCGGGCACGGTAGCCGCAGTAGAGGCAGGTGAAGTTGTCGTCGAAAACGCAAAGGCTCATGGAATGGATGTCAGCTTTAAAACGGCGGGCGGTTCACAAATCGGCCTCCAATACGCTCGGCCAAATATGGCGTATTGTTCGCCTATCGGCAGCGCCCCAGTGTGGTCACCCAACATATTGACGAACGCGGTTGCTCCCGACTGAATCTGATACCGAAAATTGCGTATGGTTCTTGCAAATTGATATTGCAGTTCAAAATCTGATTGCTCGCTGCAATTAAAGTCTTCGAAGTCCACGACACCATCGTATTTGAAATAATCGTAGTAGCTGCCATTAGTTGAATTGACAACAACATCCTGGTTCGTGTTTTGGTCGCGTATTTTTTCCGTTGACGTGCTATAAACGCTCGTCAACGAAAGTTCCGCCAAAATGTAATACTGCGTTTCAGTAACGCATCTTATTTGTAAGCTTAGGTACCTTGATGTTATGTAGTTGCCGTAAGCGGCGTAGCCTGTCGAGCATTCCTCTTGCCACTCAGGGCCTTGCTGCGAAAACCGCCATTTGCATATCTGATTCGACAGCCGCGCGAGCGTGTATGTGCCGCCAACCAATTCGTCGCATGTCGTGCACGTCCCATCGGACAAATCAACTTCAATGTCCCATTCGGTCGGGGCGTTGCCGTTGCAGCAGTCTTCGCAGAAATTAGTGCAGCAACACCTAGCCACGCTAAATCGGCTTTTCACGGCGGGCACTCCGCGCCGACGACGACCCATTTATCCTCGTCGTGGTAATACTGGACCATCAAATCGGACCCATTGACGATATTCCCTGAGCCAGTAAACCAATTGAAGTGCACGGTGACATTGCCGCGCTGACTGCCGCCAATGTAGATGTCCGCCGAGCCAGTCCCGCCGTCGGTAATCGTGGTCGTTGCCCTAGCCTTGCGGACGGCCTGCTCTGTGTGCCCAACCGCCACCACGCAAGTTAAAACCCCGGTTCCGCTCGGCTTGTAAAGTATCCTACACCAGCCGCCGAAATCGCCCTTAAGCTGTGTCGATCCGCTCTCGACTCTGGCGTGCGTGTTGTCGGCATCGGCGATGTTGACCGGCGCCAGCACCGCGCCCGCGATCACCGCCGGCCCGATTTCCAATTGATCGAGAGGGTTGATGAGCACTGCACAGAAAGGATCAACGCCAGTGCGGGCAACACCGTCGAACACCAGATTACGCCGCGATAACTCGCCCATTGGCGTCCCGGATAGCTCGACTACCGAGCCCGCCCCGAGGCTGCCGCTGGTCGAATTGCGGACCTTCACGATCGACGAAACAATCTGCGGCGTGCTACTGTATGGCCCGCGCCCTAGACGCCCTTGGTCGCGCCAACGTCGCCCCGCTTCGACCGCCGCGTTATAGTCGGCCGCCGAAATGCGTAGCGGCGAGCCCGGACTGGCGGGAGGTTCCATGATCAGAATCCTAACACGCTCGTGAAGTCGATCGCATCATAGACCCGCTCGACGTAAATCCATTTTGCGGGCTTCACCGGCTGCCCTTGATCGTCCTTGTCAACCCGCACTTCCCAAGCAAGATCCCAGCCGTCTTTGTTGATGTTTGCGATGCCTGCAATCGTGGCGTTTTCGAGGTTGGGGCTGTAGTCGATTTCATATCGCATCACAGTCTTCTGGCCGGTCCCTTGCTCGACACTGTGCCCCGAAAAAAGGGCCTCGCCAGCCTTCATGCCGTGCCACGGGTTGAGATTTTTCTTGCCGACTTGGGCCCCGACAGCGACCATAAACTGCTCGCTGACGACGCCCTGCGGCCACGTCACTTCATAGGTGAATCGGGTCGATGGAATGATGATTTCCGCCCCGCGAACCTCGTCATTGTGGACGT